GACGACCCGACATTCCTACTATTTGTGAGTAAAATTTTGCGAAATAAAACGATACGCTAATTTAGAATGAACATTCAGTTGCGAAAATTCAATCCATTAAAAATGGAAGATGACCGAATATGCGTCTTCATTGGAAAGCGTAACACAGGTAAATCAACGCTCGTCAAAGACATCATGTACTATAAGAAACATATACCAGCGGGCATCGTTTTATCTGGCACCGAAGAAGGTAACCATTTTTATGGAAATTTTATACCAGATGTGTGTGTCTATGGTGATTACGACGGAGAAGCGGTAGATCGTGTTTTGTCCAGGCAAAGAAAGCTCGTGGGTACCAGGGGAAAGAACAAATCAAACGGTGCATTCATGTTACTTGACGATTGTATGTACGATTCAAAATTTTTGAAAGAAACGAGAATTCGTCAATGTTTTATGAACGGTCGACACTTTAACATATTCTTTATGCTGACGATGCAATACGTCATGGATCTCCCTCCCGCACTTCGAGCAAATGTAGATTATGTGTTTATACTCAGGGAAAACATCATACAAAATAGGGAAAAACTATATAAGTCATTCTTTGGTATTTTCCCATCATTCGATATGTTTTGTAAAGTCATGGACCAATGTACCGAGAATTATGAGTGTCTTGTCTTGGATAACACGGTTAAATCAAACAAAATAACGGATTGTGTGTTTTGGTACAAGGCGAAAATCAGGACGGGATTCAGGGTAGGGAGCCCGCAACTTTGGAGCATGCACAAGAAAACATACAACCCAAAATATTTGGAACAGCAGGAGGCTGATGCGAAGAAGGCGACAAAGAAAACACATCTCACGATTACCAAACGAAAATAACGAATGCGTCACTCACCAATTTCAAAAACATAGCTCTACATTAAATGTCGACCGACGTTCGAACTTTGAATCTCTCTGAAAATGATGATGGAATGGTTCCATTGACGACATCATTTGTGCAGAATAATCAACCCGAAAAAAATGTGAGTCAAAATAAAGAAATGACCATGGATTCCACACCAATTAATGATATCATGGGCCAACCAGAAATGCCACTCGAACCACCTATGATGGAATCGGACCCACGTGTTCAACAACAGCAGATGGTCATGCAACAGCCAGTTGTCATGCAACCACAACAGCAGCAGCAGCAGCAAGTTGCTATGCAAACCAAGAACCCTTTCAACCTTACTGATGAGCAGATGCAAGCCGTCGTCGTCGCGGCGTGTACTGCGGCTGCCATTAGTAAGCCTGTACAGGAAAAACTCGCCAACTACGTGCCCCAATTCTTGAACGAACAGGGACACCGAAGCATGGTCGGCCTCGCGGCGACCGGTGCCGTGGCGGCGGGTATTTTCTACGTCCTTAAGAGATACGCGTAATTAGTAATAATGCGTGTACATTGCACCACCAAATTGAATATTTGCGATGAATAGCCCAACTATGAATGTGGGTATTAAAAGACCGAGTGTAGTCCCCGTGCTTTCAATACTCTCCCCGAATTCCGTGATACTCGTTTTGAGTTTTTCGTTTTGAAGATACGCGATGAAAAGCAAGAATGTCACCACAGATGCAGTGACGATGTATCTATAATCAACGCCAAACTTCTTGAACATACCCGTACCACGCGCGACCATGTTAATAAACAGTGGGGTCACGACCGTGAGTAGAATAGAATTCACCCACTTGCGTGTTTCCGGCTTCGCATTACCGGTCAGAAGTGGTATATACAAAGCAATAAACGTCAATGACCAAAGTAATATCAAATTGCCTATCTCAGATTTCATTTATGATAAACATAGATTATTTATCCTGAATGTGCTTACCACAAAACTTGGTTCGTTCTGGTATCTCTTGGTAAATGCCTATGGCTATACACATGGCTTTGATCTTATCGTAATTATCCCAAAATTTCGTGCTATGTGCATATTCGTCGACGGTGCAGTGCGCGAGTTCGTGTATTAACACGTGCATGATTTCATTTGGTTCGCCATCTATGCATATACCTATTTCGCGCCCCTTGTTTACGTTATACCCAACACTTCCAGCCTGGGCGCGGTGATGTGCCGTGATAGGGATTTCGGTGCACAGTTCTCTAAACTCATCATTTCCCGTGTCGCGTATGTGGTCTCGTAGCATTTGATATCTTTCGCGAACGACACGCAAATTTTCGGGTTGTTTTGTGTTTAAAAATATGTACAAATTTACAATGATGAGAAGGAGTGCGAGTATCATCTCTTATATACGAAGATAAATTTCGAGTAGAGTTCGGAAACTGGATTTCCGCGAAGTGGTTCCCACGTCTCAAGTCTAAAACCTATTTTTTCTAAACGCGTCACGAATAAATCTCTGTGTGCTATCGGTTCGATTTTTGGGCCATCGTGATAGTAAGGTGTGTCTTCGAGTTGTACGAACAATTTTTCACCGAATGCCCCGTGACTCGTACCTTTCATCAAGAAAAATGTGTCCTTTCCGTAATTTAATGGTGTTTTGAATATCACTTGCTGAGAATCTGGTACAATTCCAAACAGTCTTCCTCCGGGTTTCATTCGCCGCGCAATTTCTTTCGTAGTCTGTTTGAATAATTCTTCACTTTGAAAAATGTAGTGAATCGAAAAATTATAACACACAGCGTCATATTTTCTATTTGGTGCACTCGTGATGTCACCGAGGTAAAAATTAATGCGCATTTTATACACTTTAGAAGCCCGAGAACGAGCTTCCTCGAGTGCATCTTCGAGTGGTTCACATGCACTCAAGTTTACCCCACACTGTTTGAACTTACCTATGTCTCCCCCGAAACCACATCCTACGTCTAACACGGCATCACCTTCTCGACACACGCGTGTTATGAGTTCCCTCTTTTCTTGGTTGTGATACTTTCGTATCTCTTCCATCACTTAAAAGTTTAGACCTTACTATAAGTATGAAACCTTTCCTTAAGTGGGTTGGTGGAAAAACGCAATTACTCGAGCTCGTCTTAGGTAGTTTTCCAAAAGAAATAAACGATTATCACGAAATATTTGTGGGTGGTGGGAGTGTATTGTTTGCTGTGTTAGACAGATGTGATGTACGGGGTAAGATACACGCGTACGACCTCAATGAGACACTCATAAACGTATACAAGGATGTACAGTCTCGACCAAAAGAATTGTACACAGAAGTCACGAAACTATTTAATGTGTATGATGGATTAACTGGTACGGATATCAATCGAAAGCCATCGAATGAAGATGAAGCGATGACATCCAAGGAGAGTTACTATTATTGGCTAAGACACCTGTACAATTCAAACGTTGGCGACCGGTCGGCTATGTTCATATTTCTAAATAAAACCTGTTTTAGGGGTGTGTTCAGGGAAGGTCCAAATGGGTTCAATGTACCATATGGGCATTATAAAAGTACGCCACAGTTCGTCACACTCGACGAATTTGAAAAAATATCGAAGAGTATACAACGTGTGGAGTTCGTACACTGTGACTTTAGGGATGCAATCGCTCGTGTCAAGCCCAGTGACTTCATGTATCTCGATCCACCGTATGCACCGGAAACAAAAACATCTTTCGTGGGATACACAAAAGATGGATTCGGAATGAAGGACCACGAGGAATTATTTGCGTTAACGAAGTCGTGCGGCGCTAAATTTACGATGAGCAATGCGGGTGTAGATTTAGTTCGTGCATCGTTTTGTGATTACAACATATCTGATGTAAAAGCGAGACGGGCTATAAATAGTAAAAATCCAGAAGCGACTACGACTGAAGTGATCGTTCGGTCATCCAATGATTAACTTCAGATTCATCTAATGTGTAGTATGCCGGGAACAATGTCCACTTCCGTGTTTTACGATTGATGTGCATCTTCCATGAAACGTCGCCATGTTTCGCGAAAAATACTTTTATACCGTATTTTTCGTTAAATTTTATAGGTATTTCATATTTTTTCTGTTTGAACCACCAATCATTTACGATAAATGCGAGATGAAAATTCACACCCGGGTAAAGGTGACGATACTCTTCGAGTAGACACGGACCGGTGCGAAGTTTTTCGTCGACAGAGCCGGGTATTATTTGGTGTTTACACTCGAAAAGGATTACCGTCTTTCTATCAGAACTGACGTAAGCGCCATCTGGTTTCTTATCGTGTTCCCAATATAGATCTTTTAGGTCAGACATGTGATTCGTGAAACCGGATTGTTTCAAGTATACAAATGTTTTGTCGCCTATCACATATTTCTGTCCGGGTATATGATTTCGTAAGACACATTTTTCGAATGGTAGACCACTCGCATTCGTGTTTGATCCACCGTCTCCATGTGATATCATGCGTGGTATACATACGAACTATTTCTTTATATATAGAGTTTCAAACCAAAAGACGAGAATAATTGCGAAGCAACACCATGTTTTTTCATTTTTAAAAACACAAAAAACTTTTTTTATTTTTTCAGAAACTTTTCAAAGAAGAAAGCGTAGAAAAAAATAATTTTTTTTATTTTTAATTTTGAGATGACGAGATTTTTAAGGTTTTGTTTGAAAAAGACATAGTCTCTACATAAAGGGTAAAATGGTTTATGTAGGGACATACAGGGTTTCAAACCAAAAGACGACATTTTCAACGAAGCAACACCATGTTTTTTCATTTTTAAAAACACAAAAAACTTTTTTTATTTTTTCAGAAACTTTTCAAAGAAGAAAGCGTAGAAAAAAATAATTTTTTTTATTTTTAATTTTAGAAAAATCTCATAAAAACATTTTCCGGTGAAACGTTACCACAAGACCAATTGTAAACGTAACAGTGATTATGACCATTACCCTCCATAAATTTTGAATCACGAAGTGTACTGTGTTTTAAACCAACGTCGAGTGTATTATAAACATCGAAACCCGCATTGCGTGCGAGAATCGCCGCCGATTTAAGCTCGTCACCCGTGTCATAAAACATGTATGCCTGCTTCACACGAATACCAGTTTTGACGGAAGTGTATGGAACACAGTAATAACTCGTGACGTGTCCCGCCTCATCTATGTATGAATGTACCACATCTTTGATTGAAATCAACCACCGTGTTACGTATGCCTCGTCTATGACGGGCGCTATCGCATATTTAGACAAATGTCTATTGAGTATACGTGTTACGCGTGGTACGTCTCGTTTCATAATAAACGAGTGTGAAGTACCCCCGATGAGACGATGTGGGCGTTCGCGTTCTTGTGAAAATTTAGCCTTATTGAGTTTGGGTACATTGAGAAGTCTGTGCCAGTACCGTGTCTTCGCGATGGGTGTGGGTAACTCCGCGACAGCCGTATACACGGCTTGCCATATTCCGACCGCGTTAGCTCTTCTACGTATTTCGGATATGAGCAGAGGCGCGAGGCGTTTGTTTCGAATCGTATCGTGTACACACAGAAAGTTAATCTGTAGAACGTCGACGACTTTATCGTGTATCCTATATTTAGAAGGTACACCCGAGATAAAACCAACGAGCTTCCCACCACTTTTGGTTCGAAGTCCGAGGTTCCAATCTGGTTCGGTGGCCCATTCCACGAACTCTTTCGTGTATTCGAGTGAAAAGTGTTCGTCTCGTATGTAATGTGCACTCAGTAGATGCGCCGCCTCGTCAATGGAACACACAGACCATTCATATTCTTCGGGGAGTTCGATGGGTGTTTCATTGTATGTTCTCGAAGAATCGATTTCACCTATATAATCCCCGTGTGCACGTGGCATGGGTTGTGTATTCCAAAATGCGTGCATTTATATCAATACGTGATTTGTTTTTAACCTGGCTTAAAGTTTTAACACGAGTATTTCTTAGAAAATGTCGCTCGAACAAGATTATACCACCGTCCCCGGTCAACTCTACGCCTGCCTTTCTGTGGTAGGCCCAGAATGTCCACAAAAGAATGATAAGTTCGGTGTTAAGATTCGTGGTGCGTTCAACTCCCGTGAAGAAGCCGCGTCTCATGCGAAGCGCCTCCAAAAGGAAGACGCGACGTTTGATATTTACGTGGTCGACATGTAT